AACGTCGCAAAACGCTTGAGGATCAAGGACAGTGGAAGGATCTTTGGGAAGAGGCCAATAAAACTGCTCAAACCAAAGACCAGCAGATAGCGGATTTGGAGCGTCAGCTAGGTGAGCTTCGGACGTCTAACGAGACTGCTGCAATGAAAACGTCTGCATTGTCAGCTATTAATCAAGCTGGCGTAATCAACTCTGATCAAATGCTGCAGCTTGTTCAAAGCAATTTGAAAAAGTCTGATGATGGCAGCGTCAAAGTATTAAATGGCGGCGTTGAGGAAGACCTTAACGTTTATCTAGCCAAACTAAAGAACCCTGGCTCTGGTTTTGAGCATCATTTTAAGCCTAGTAGTCAAGCTGGAATGGGCGCTAAGCCGAATATAGGAACAGCTGGAACTGCAGGAATCTCTAATCCGTATGCAGACGCGACAGCGAACTTAACTCAGCGTATGATATTAGAAGAAACCGACCGCGAGCTTGCAGCCGTGCTCAAGCGAGAGGCAGGTAAATAGTCCCCGTGGGACACCATCTCAAGTCTGTGACTTGAACACCCGCAAACTTTATCCCTGAATAAGAAATGGCCGCACCATTTCAGAATTATTCCGGCGGTGTCCTACTCGCGGACATCGTAAAAAGGAATAATCTCAGCACCTACGTGTCTGAGGCAATCAAAGAGCGCAGTCTTTTTATTAAGTCCGGTGCTGTTGTCCGTAACGCTCTTCTCGATTCAAGAGAAGGCGGTACCCGCATTCAAGTTCCTGAGTTCAACCCCGTGTCTCCCACTGAGGAGATTCTGGACGGTACAGCCACTTGGGGTACTAGCTCTGGTGGTTATCTGACTCCTCAGAAGATTGGTACTGGCACTCAGATTGCAACCATCTGCCATCGCGGTTTTGCGTATGCCGTAGATGACGTTGCAGTTTTGGCTGCTGGTGAAGATCCTATGCTTCACATCCGCAATCAGCTTGCCGATGCAATCAACAAGTTGAACAGCGCACGTCTGTTCTCTCAACTTGCTGGCTTGTTTGGTACTGCCTTGTCTGCCAATGCGCTGGACAAAGGTAAGGCTGCTGCATCTGGTGGTGCGGAAGCTAACTTCTTGACTGCTGCAACAGTTGCAGAAGCACGTTCCAAACTGGGTGAGCGTGGCGAAGAGTTGGACACTTTGATTGTCCATCCTTCTGTTGCTTACTACCTGTATCAGGTAGGAATGCTGACCTTCTCTACTTCAGCACTTGCTGCTTCTGGCGCAGTGACTTGGGGTGGTGGCGGCGTTGGTATTGGCGCTCGCGAAGTTGGCGAATTTGCTGGAATGCGCGTAGTTGTTGATTCTGCAGTCAACACTGTTGCACCTGGCACTTCTGGCCACCAGCGTGAGTTCTATTGCTATCTGGTTAAGTCCGGCACCATTCTTGAGGGTGTGCAGCAGGACTTGCGGATTGAGGCAGACCGTAACGTGCTTTCGAAGCAGGACGTCCTGTCAGTTGACTACCACTCCACTTATCACGTGATGGGTACGAAGTGGTCTGATGCTGGTGACAACCCAACCAATGCCAACCTGGCAACGGCTAACAAGTGGGCTGCCACTTACGACATTGATCTGATCCCTATGGTTCAGCTCACAGTCAACAGCCCTCTGGATACCACCACCATCTGATTCTGATCAGAGCAAAGGCCCTACCATTAGGTGGGGCCACCTTATTTTTGCGCTATGGCTGCCACGATCAACGCCACACTGAAGAGTGAGACAGCTAACAGCTATGTGACGTTGGCTGAGGCCGACGCGTATTTTGAAACCGTTCCAAGCAGCACGCAGTGGGACAACAAACAAGACGACAACAAAAATCGTGCATTGATCTCAGCCACCCGCTGGATCGACACGTTGAATTTTTACGGTGACCGCTGTGATACAAGCCAAGCGTTAAATTGGCCTCGTAACAATTATCACGTTGATCGCGTAGAGCTTGTTTGTAGCAGCATTCCGAACGATATTAAGTACGCAACCTACGAGCTGGCACGGGCATTAGCTAATGACACGGACTCGATTACAGGGACTACCGGCGATACGGGGTTATACGAATCCGTCAAGCTCGGAGAGATGGAAGTCAAGTACAACACTTCTAGTCAAGCTACTGGAACTGTTAACAACGTATTCGACGTTTATCCTTGGCTTCAGTCTTATCTCGGCGCTTACTGTCTGGGTGGCAGTGGTTCGTATCAAGTACGCACTGTGAGGGGTTGAAATGGCTGGAGCGTTAGACAGTTTATTCAAAAGTGTTGCCAAGTCGGTTGTTGCCGATTTGGGTAAATCTTTTGATCACACGATTACCTACACCCGCAAGGCATCTCCAACGTACAACACCAGCACCGGAGCGCTAACGACAACCGATACGGCCTACTCGTTTGACGCTCCAATCGAGTTTGTTGACTCTGAAGAAGAGGAAGGCCGCGAAGAACGCAAAGCCAAGCTCTACATCACTCCTGATTTAATCGGAGACAACCAGCCCACGTTCGAAGACACCATAACTCTTAAATACGCGGGCTCTAACCGCATTGCCCAAATCACAGACATCCGCACCTTCAAAGGCGACCAGGAATACTTTTTCACTATTCAGGTAAGGTTCTGATGGCTAGGAAAAAAGGCATAGGCCAGATAGTCACTGACCTGGAACGTCAGGTAAATGCCGATTACAACGCTCTGATTCAACTGACCGTCGAAGGTTTAGGCACAGAAGAAAACAGTCCGGTGGACACAGGGTTTTTCGCCTCAAGTTGGAAAGCGTCAGTTCAAAAAGTGCGCGCGCAAGATAGGCGCGAAGACTTTGCTCCATGGTCTTCTGTTTACAAAAGCCGCGACCCGTCCCGCAATCAGTGGGTTCATACCGGCAAAAAACCTGCTCAAAACCGCATTAAGCCCCGTTTTGAGGTTCCCGAGTTTAATTACAAACGCCAGCCCACGGTTTATATCGGGAACACCGCCGAGTATGCGGGCTATGCTTTGGAATCGCCAAAAGTAGCAAATTTTATCCAGGGTGAAATGCGCTCACTGGTTCAGCAAACCTTCGGGGACAAACGTCCTGGCCGCATTTTTGCCAGAACTGGATCCAGCAGCAGTGTGTTTGGGTCTTATACCAAGCTCTAAACCATGACTCTCGTAAACGCCCGCGCGGCCTTTGAAAAGGCAGTTACTGACACGGTTGCAGCTGCTGACAACACGGTACTAATGGTCTACGACAACGTTCAGTACACCACCCCTGGCAAAGACAAAAAATACATTCTTATGACGGTCAATTTCAACCGTTCCACCATCCAAAATCAAGGCGCAGCCCAGGACTACTACTCTGGCGTTATCCAGTGCAACGTCTATGTGCCCAAATCTGCCGGTACGTCAGTGCTTTCTGCCATAAGCGAAGCAGTTATTGATGGTCTTACGTCAGTCAACGCCTCAGACTACACCGATACGTTTAGTGTTGCTCCTCGCGTATCTGATATTTCTGGCCCAACACCGTTAGAGCTAGAGGACCGCTCGCACTTTATCGGTATTGTTTCTTGTCAATTTACAGCAGTTGTGTAGTATATTAAGACAAACGCTACTACTTTATGCGCGCTACCGAACTGCTCCGTAACAAGTTCGGCGTTAGCCAGCTGTATAAACACGACATTAAAGACGGCGACGATGTGGTGCTCGAAGTCTATTGGCACCCCCTTACCATTGCTGAGCGCGAATCAATCCAAAAAAAGGCAGGATCTGACGATGCCAACGATTTTGCGTTGGGCATGATGATTGAGAAATCTCTTGATGCAGACGGCAAACGTTTGTTTCAGGACGGCGAAAAAGCTCAACTTAAAAACGCTGTAGACGCCAGCGTGCTACAAGAGCTTCAACTTGCCATGCTGTCTTCCGGAGCGGAAAACAAGGTGGAGGAAGCGAAAGCAGACCTCAAAAGCTAATAGCGACTGGTACTTCATCTATTTCCTTGCCAAAGAACTAGGAACCACAGTCGCTCAGCTCGCCCAGCACCTAACCCAAGAAGAGCTAATTGGCTGGGCCGCTTACTACGAGCTGCACAGCGAGCAACAGGAAAAAGCGATACAAAACGCCAAAACCAGCTCTAGGGCGCGCTCAATGAGTGCGCGGTAGACTGGGCTTTAAGCCTCTACGTGCTCCGCTGTGGCCAACTACAACGTAGATATTGAGGTTGCGCTGCGTGGAGCCCGCGAGCTTAAGGCACTAAAAGACAGTTTAAAAGACGTAAACAAAGAAGTAGGTAGACTTAACGCCGCAACAATAAAAGCAGGAAAAGCCTTAAGAGGAACTTTTTCTGCCAAAGACATTGGAAACGTCAATAATTATTCCAAGGCAGTAGCAAAAGCTGAGCGGGCTCTTCGTAACGCTGCTTTTGGAACAGAGGCAGAGAAGAAAGCTGTAAAAGCGCTCGTCACCGCTCAAAAAGAATTCAACGAGCAGCTGGACCGTCAAAACAAACTTCTCAGAGAAGAAGAAAGGCTTCAAGGCGTAAACCAACCTGCCCCTAAAGCCTCAAAAACTCCTAAAGCACCTAAGGCATCTAAACCAGGCTTTCGATCATTTGGGATCTCCGGCATTGATTTTATGCCGATTGGAGGAAGCACCAACATTCCTGGTTCTCCTTTAGCAAGACAAGCAAAAAGCCAAGCAAGATTCGGGTCTGCTATTAGCGCGGGTGCTTTTCCCTTACTGTTTGGCGGCGGTCCAGGCATGGCACTTGGCGGTGCTTTAGGCGGCGCAATATCGGGATCAACATTCGGACCAGCATCTATTGCCCTGCAGGTTCTTGGTGGCGCGTTTGACCAGCTTGCTGCTCAAGCTGCTTCTTTAGGCGTGGCACTAAACCCCACCACAGCAGATGTAGATGCACTTGTTCAAGCTCTGGGTTTGGTGGGATCTCCTATCCAAGACTCCATCAGCAGTTTGGAAGAGCTGGCCGGTCAGCAAGTAGCCCTTGAAGCTGCAACACGTCAGCTTTCTATTGTTGTTGGGGACGACGGTGTTCAAGCTCTTGCAGATCTCGGGGAAGCCTCTACTCAGTTCGGCAATGCTCTTACGCAAGTAACTACGCAGGTATTGGCGCAGATTGCAAAATTAACAGGCGGAATCGTAAAAGAAATAGCAAATACTGTAGAAATCACCGCTTTGTTAAGTGCTGCAAAAGCGTCTGATGACCCGCGCCAAAAAGAACTTCAAGAAAAACTAGCAGGTGTTCGAATTAAGCCAGGAGAGCGAGGCATAAGCCTGGAACGCGGAAAGATAGAAGCCGAAATGGTGGAAGTACAGCGAAAAATTCGTGCGGAAGAAGAGGGCAGGGTGCAAGCAGCCGTGGAGCGAGCACGAGCAGGCTCTGTTGAGCACACTATCGCTAAAAACAACCTAGCTATAGCTAAACTAGACGGCGATTTAACGAACAAACGAGTATTTGATTTAGAAAAAGCAAATATTTTCCAAGAAGTTCGGAATAAGCGGATGCAAGAGGGCGCTGATGTAAAACTAATTGAACTTGAAAGAGACGGGCAGCTTTTAGAGCTGACCAATAGAAGAAATGCTCAAATAGAATCCGCAAACGATAAAGCCGAAAGAGCAGCAAAACGTCAGAGCGATGCGGCGGACCGGCTGGCTAAAAAGCAACAAGATGCGGCGGACCGGCTGGCTAAAAAGCAACAAAGGGCTATTGACCGTAGAGTTGAAGCTGTCAAAAGAGAACTGGAACGCACTGATAAAGCTTTTGACAAAGCAAGTAGTCAGCTTGATAAAATTACGCAAAAACACAAAGACAAGATGGCGTTTGAGCGAGAGTATTCTCGCTTAATTAAAGAAGGCAGCACGCCTGCCGCTGCAAAGCAAGCAGTCGAGCTTAAAAAACAACTTTTAGAACTGGATCGACAACACACAGCATTGCTAGATGTTGTAGATGCTCAAATTGTTAAAACAGAATTCTCTATTGCAGACTTACAAGCTCAGGAAGGGGTTACAAACGAGTACAAAGATCAAGTAAAGGCTTTAGATGACTTAAAGAAAAAGAGAGACGAGCTTAAGGGTAAAAAAGGAAAGGCTAAAAGCGCTATTGAAGAAGCACTGGCTGTTGAAACGGGGCGCGACAAAATTGAAGCAGAAATGGAACGCATTCAAGGCGTTCTTAATAAACTTGTTGACCCTGCAAATCAAGTTATTGCAGCTGCTAATGCTATTGGCGATGCGTTTAGCGAGTCGTTTAAAGGGTTGATCACCGGCAGCATGTCTGCTCAAGAAGCACTTAGAAATTTATTTGCGCGTACTGCAGATCACTTTGCGGACATGGCAGCGCAAATGATTGCCAATGCAATCAAGATGCAGATTTCAGGTATTGCGCTTAATTTCTTTAGTAGTGCTGCAGGAGCAGGAGCAGGAGCAGAAGCAGCTTCTAAATCTGGATCAGCTTTTACAGGCACTCTTAACCCGGCTGGCAGCTTGGGAAGTGGGCCAGGATTCGCACCAACAAGTACATTTGCTCCGCCGCAGTTAGGAAATTTTTCTGCTCCATCAACGATATCAGCTGCAAGCGGTGCTTATGTCTCTAGCCCTACTCGCGCACTTATTGGCGAAGGTGGCGAGCCTGAATATGTCATTCCTGAATCTAAAATGCGTACCGCAATGTCGCGTTATTCACGCGGCAGTCGTGGTAACTCTGTCATTCCAGAATCCGGTGCAGCTGAAACAGCAGAAGGAGGTGGTGGAACTGTTCTTGCCGCTCCAATCGATGTTCGCTACACAGTGGAGCGGATCAATAGCGTCGATTACGTGACTGCTGATCAGTTCCAGACTGGAATGCAGCAAGCTGCACAGCAAGGTGCTAAACAGGGTGAACAGCAAACCCTGAAGCGTTTACAGATGAGTGGCAGTACACGCAAGAGGATTGGAATATGAGCCAATACGCTTTAGGCCATGTCGTAACAATCAATGCCGTGCGGATAGTAACAAACACCAGCACTAACGGGCTGTTTGTTCAGTTTCGCTTCCAGAACTTTTTTATCAATCAAGATATGACATACACCAATGAGGATGGAACCAATTCCTATGGTTTTGTGCCGTTTGGTTTTTCTGGTGTAACCGTAAACCGTACGGGAGACGGGATGGAAGCTACCCTTGTCTTTCCAAACAATGATTTATCTCGCGGATGGGCAGTCTTAGCAATTAGAGATCATTATGTTGTTGAGGTCGAAGTTTTGATTATTGATTCAACTAATCCTTCGAGTGGTACGCATCAAAGCGTACATAGTTACACCGGGCAGATTACTGGCGGTACTTGGGACAACGTATCGCTAAATCTGCAACTTAGTTCAGTGCTAGATGCTGTTGGAACGGACATTCCAAGGCGTGCTTTAACCAAGAAACTTGTTGGCAATTTGCCAATCGCAAATAATGTCCGACTGCAGTGATCTGATTGGAATGCCGTATCGGCTTGGTGCTGACGGCAGTGACGGTCACATTGACTGTATCCATCTTTGTTACCAAGCTCTGGAGCGGATAGGTATTGACGCGCCACCGTTTAAGCAAAGCTGGTATGAGGCAAGCAAGTGGGAAGTGTGCCGGGATTTAATGCGGTGGGGTTTGCGAGTTGAAAAGGCTGCGTATGATGGGGACATTCTGCTGCTACCGCAGCAATCCTGGGCATTCGCAGTCACATGGCAAAAAGGGATTCTTTACACGGGGCAGAAGACCAATGGGGTGAGATGGTCATTGGTCCGAGCATTTACGACGTACCACTGCTTCCGTACGAAAGGCAGCTAATTGCAACGATTGGGATAACTGAAGAAGAGTATCGAGTATTTACAGCTGAGGTTAAAAGGCGTGGAGCGGTAAGACCAGCAGGTCGAGAAAATGTTCCTGACATTGTCAATGGTGTAGATCCGACAACAATTCTGATCAACTTAGCGATCAGCCTTGTGCTGACTGGTGTTTCATATCTGCTTACACCAAAGCCAAAGATGCCACGCGCTCAAGGCGGTGGCGTGACTGACCTTGGCAGCATTACAGGAGCCAATCGTTTTACGCCTTCACGCGGCTTTGAGACGCTTGCGGAGCTTGCAGATTATGCCTCGCCTGTTCCCATAATTTTTGGGATGTATAAAAACAATATTGGCGGAATG